CGGTTAAGGTGCGGGCGGCCTTATACTCATGGATGTCACACCAAGCGTAATTAGCTTGATTTTTGGTGGATTCTGGATTTTGGGGGAGTAGGAGGAGGGTACGAGGATATCGTATAACTGGTATGATGCCCCTGCGGCCTAGGTCTAAGGGCCGCCTAGAGGGAAAGGGTCACGCCGGATTCCTGGTAGCGCGCTGAATGTGGGGTCGCACTCCACCGACTGTACGACCGGGATGAAGGAGGGCAGTGGCCCTTTTCTATTTAAGGCCTGACGTGTGCTAGAGTGGGGTGCATGGCGACTAAGGGTAATCGGTCTCAGGCGAACCTCCATCCGCTCATTCCGGCTGAAGATCAGGGGAAGAACGGGACTTCGGGTGAGGACCGCGACCTTGACATGCGGGAGCGGGACCGGAAGCAGTTGTCGGAGCTTCCGCATTGGGAGCAGCTTTCCCCGGACGAGCGCCAGTTCCTGACGTTATTGCCGTTTTTCGACAACAACGAGGCTGCGACGTCGAAGTTCGTCAGGGGGACAGGTCAGTTCGTCCGTGGGGCGAAGCACAAGAACCCGCACTTTAGTAAGGCGATTGTGTTGCGGAAGCTCCAGATGCCCAACATGATGTATGCGGTCTACACCGAGATGTGGCGTCAGGCCGTTTCGGCCGTTATGGAGATCTTTCGTGGTGGTAGTGGGAAGGAGAAGGTAGAGGCGGCGCGGTTCGTTGGGGAGTTGATAGGGGAGGTGGGGAGCAGTCCGAAGGCGAAGAAGCTCAAGGCGGATATGGAGCCGAAGCAGGACGGGGAGAAGGCGGTTGAAGAGTTGAGCACGAGTTGGAGGACGGAGCAGCGAGCCCACAAGACGGCCCGAGAGGCGCGTTACCGCCCTCGTCACCCCACGACGGGCCAAACGATGAGGCGGGACGACTACAACACACTTTTGACGGAGCACCCGGAGCTCTTCGAGGGTAAGGAAGGCATCCTGGCCGCACAGCCCATTGTGGCACCTACGCAAACACAGGAGCCCGCTAATGGCTGAGCTAGACACGACCTATAAGCCCCACGAGGGTCAGCAGAAGATACATGACGCTCGCGAATGGGCCACGACGATCGTCTTGAGGTTGGCCCGCCGGTTTGGCAAGACGCGTGGCGGGCTGGGCGACCTGATCGATGCGTACACCGACGTGCAGAACGAGTACCGCGCACCCGATATGGTGCCTCCCTTCCACGCGTGGATCGTCGTCCCGTCCTTTCCTCAAGGACGCCAGTCGTGGAACGAGCTGATGGCGCTCCTCCCGAAGAAGATGAAGGGCGAGATCCAGCAGAGCAAGCAGATGATCTGGCTCAACGACCAGACGGGCAACTGGGGCGGTCGCGCGGGCCTGTTGGAGCTCAAGAGCGCGAGCGACCCCGAGGGACTACAGACGGTTGGACTCGACTTCCTCTGGCTCGATGAGGCGCAGGACATAGAGAACGAGGCGCAGGAGAAGGTCTGGCCCACGAGAGTGTCGGCAGGACGCCTGGGCCTCACGCTCGTCACGGGTATCCCCGCGCTCTATGCGGAGCACTGGTCCCATCGGCTCTACCTAGCGGCCGAACGCAGGATGAAGGAGGGGAAGCATCGCCGGCACTTCGCCATGACGGCCACGGCGTTCGAGAACCCCCTCTTGACCGAGGCAGAGCTGGCCGTTATCGAGGAAGACCGAGAGGTGATGTCGAACGCCTCGTGGGAACGGCTCTACCTGGCGCATTTCTCTGCCTCCGCCGGCTTCTTCCGCAACATCGACGAGTGCATTGCGGGAGACCTGCTGATGGGTCCGATCCCGGGGCAACGCTACGCCTCCGGACTCGATATCGGTCTCTCGAACGACCCGACCGTGCTGTACATCCTCGACGCCACCACGCGCCGTGTGGTGCATCGGTTCGAGTGGGACTCGACCCCGTGGCCTCAGATACGAGCGTCCCTTGAGGCGATCCACGAGGAGTGGGAGCTGGAATCGATCGTGTTCGACGCGACCGGCCTGGGCGGCAAGATGGCGTCCGACGACTTCGACGAGACCAACCTGCCCGTCGTGCCCTATACCATCCAGGGGCAGCATCGTACCGACCTGCTCGAGATGCTCGCGGGCGCGATCGAACGCGTGACCATCTCGTTCCCCCCGATCAAGCCGCTCCTGAGACAGCTCAGGTCGATGCAACTCAGAAAGCTCGGCGCCTCCTCCGGTGGCCGTTATCAGGTGTCGGTGTCGGGCGGAGAGCATGACGACGACGTCTTCGCCCTAGCACTCGCCCTCACGGCGTGCCAGGACGCGCATGTCGCGTCGCCCCGGGGTCGCCACCTATCCCGTAGCCGCCGGTACGCCCCGACACAGGGCGACGTCGACGGCACCGAGCGTCGTGTGAGCAATGGTGCTAAGATGATGCGAAAACGCCGGGACGACCGGATGCACCAACGGGCCCTTCAGGCTAAGGTGGAAGTATGAACCTCTCGTGACCCTTCGGTAGACCATCGTGGAAGGGGTTTCTAATGACGCTTCAACAGATACTCCCTAGCATTTCCAGCCGCGTCCCGGGCGATACGGTTACAAACCCCGGCGCCCCCACGCTCGAGTACATCCTGGCGTTGGCCCGTGACGGCGAGGACTACTTCCGAGAATTCCACAAGGCGTGCAAGCTGGAGGAGGAATACTACTTCCTCACGCGCCCCACTCCGGCTCCGGAAGGTGCGGAAGCCCTCAGACCCGCCACGGCCCGTGCGATCGTTAACGTCGCGACGGACCACGTTGACGTTAACAACATCTCGATTGACGTCCCCATCATGCAGAAGTCAAAGGCTCGTGGAGAGCGGCTCAAGCGCTTCTATCAGGGCTGCTGGCTCAATATCAAGGACCCGGTCTTGCGGACCGCGGTCAAGCACATGTTCATCTACGGTGTCTCGTGGATGAAGTACGGCTTCTCTCCCCACCTGTGGCACGACGCGCCCGAGATTGGGGACTATGGCGCTAAGGACGCGGACGGAGAGTGGCAGATCACGGACCAGGCGGGGTGGAAAGAGGCACTTGAGGGCTTCATGGAGCGCCGCAAGATTCTCTTCCCCTTCCGGGCGGAAAACGTCAACCCGCAAGAGATCGTATGGGACGACACTCGGACAGGCCCCAAGTGGGTCGTCCGGACGGTCGAGTCGACCGTGGGAGACGTGAGACGCAAGTACCAGGACTGGATCACCCAGCGTGCCGACCGCGAGATCGTCCAGTGGAGGGAATACTACGACGACACGTGGTACGCCTACATAGTGGGGAACGAGTTCGTTCGTCGCCCAACTCGACATGGAATCGGAAGCCTTCCGTTCGCCATGTCGGTTTCAGCCAACTCCATCGACTGGGACTCGGGCAAGCCGGAGATGCGCTTTCAGGGGATTCTCAAGCCGGTCCACCAGCTGTTGGACGCGGAAGCGCGCATCATCACGCAGGTCACCGCTATCTTGAGGAAACATGCGTGGAAGACGCTCGATATCGTCGGGCCCGCGATGAAAACGGCCGCCCTGGCCGACACATACGAGCAGTTCGGTGGGATCAACGAGTACACACCCGATGTGGAGGTGCGCCCCTCACCAGAGCTACCCTTGCCGCAAGAGCTCTTCAGCCAACTCGCGATGGTCCAGACGATGATCGAGGAGGCGACCTTCCCCAACGTCGTGAGGGGGATGCGTCCCAAGGGCGTCTTAGCGGACGGCATGGGACGGATGGTCGAGAAGGTCAACACAGGCTTTGCCAAGATGGTCGAGACGATGGGACTGACCGTCACGGTGATGGCGCGGTCCGAGATCCACAACTTCGACCAGCGCATCACGCCCGACGATATCAAGGGGTATTACGAGAACCAGGTCGTGCTGAAGGCCGAGGCGCCTGAGGAGAGGGAGAGAGAGTCCCTGCTGGCGCGTCAGCTCTACGGCGAGCGGATAATCAGCCTGTACGAGACCCAGCGGCGTGTTGGGGTGGTTAACCCGCTCGAAGAGCAGAACCAGCAGGCTGCCGAACAGATGCTCGAAGGCCTGAGGGAAGAGCAGCTTGAGCAACTCCGCACCAAGCTCGGTGAGGGCCAGGTAAGCCAACTCGAGCAGGCAGCAGGTGTTCCCGGCTCCCAGAATGAGGGGAACCGCTTCGTCGCGGGCCTACAGCAACTCCAGCGTCCGGGAGAGGCTAACATCCAACGCGCCCGGGTGGCGAGCCGTAACGGCCAGCCGAGCGTCTTCCCTAGTGGCCTCGGGGGCTTCACGTCCCTCGGGAGACAGCAGTCAAGCGCAGGCGGCGGCGGGTCACAACTGCCGAGCGGAGGCAGGAGCGCGTAATGCCCCTTAACCCTAAAGAGTGGCTTGCCCCTGATGTTGTTCACTCTAAAACAGTGCTACTTGCCCGAAGGATGGCAGATGAGTTTTTGCCGGACCAGCCAGACTCCTATTTCAAGTTTTTTGTCCCTGTACTGGGGTGCGATTTGGTACGTTTTGAAGTGACTTATCAGATAAATCAGACACTAGGCGGGGACGGGGAGTTAATTATCGGTGGCAAAGAGCCCCTCCCCTGCCCTATTTGTGTGGTTAACGAAGCGCTTCTGGAGCTAGCCTGATGGAAGTGCTTGCGGTCATCCCGGCACGCGGGGGAAGTAAGGGGATTTTGAAGAAAAACCTCGCGCCGTTCGGCGGGCGTCCCCTCATCACGTGGATGATCGATGCGGCACTGAAGGCCGAGAGTATTGATCGGGTCGTCGTATCGTCAGACGATGAGGAGATACTCCATGTGGCCTTGGATGCAGGGGCAGAGCGGTTTGTTCGCACATGGGAGTTCGCTACAGACGAGGCTTCTTCTGAATCGGTGGTGCTTGATGTGCTCGACAGACTACTAAACTATCAGCGCTATGTGCCCGACGTCACCGTGCTGCTCCAATGCACCTCTCCACTCACGCTCCCAGAGGACATAGACGGCACCCTGGAGGCCTTGCAGGCTCCCGCAGGTGACCACGGCACGATCTCCTACTCCTCGGCCCTCTCGGTCACGCCGTTTGACAAGTTCCTCTGGTGGGACATGGGGGTTAACAAGGGCGTCACGGGGATTCAGCACGACAAGGGTGCGCGTCGCGAGATGAGACAGGAGCGTCACGTCCAGTTTATGGAGAACGGTGCGGTGTACGCCATGCGGACTAGTGCGTTTCTGAAAGAGAAGACGCGTTTCTGCGGGTTTACCAACACCCACGTGATGCCGAAAGAGCGGAGCATCGAGATAGACGAACCTCACGACCTGCCGGTAGGGGAGGCTCTCCTTGGACTTTTTGTCCCGGCTTGACGATCACGTATACCTGATTGCGGAAGCGGGCGGAAATCACCTGGGCGAGGTTGAGTCGGCCCGACGCATGGTTCTTAAAGCGGCTGAGGCAGGCTGCGACGCGATAAAGTTCCAGACGCGTACTCCCAACATCGCCGTCCCTGAAGAGTGGCAGAGCCGAAACTACGCTACTCCCTGGGGGACGATACCCTACCTGGACTATCGCATACGGATGGAGTTCAACGCGATGGAATACGCTACCATCGCGACCTATGCTCGTCAGGCCGGAATCGACTGGTTCACCTCCGTGTGGGATATCCCGTCGGTTGACTTCATGGAGCAGTTCGACCCGATCTGCTACAAGATTCCATCGGCCTGCCTGACGGACCATGATCTTCTCAGGCATGTCAACGCGACCGGCCGGCCCGTTATCCTATCGACCGGGATGTCCACAAAGCAGGAGATACAAGAGGCGGTCGATAACCTTCCTTGGGATAGGCTCCTTATCGCGCACTGCACCAGCACGTACCCGTGCTCGCCCGAGGAACTCAACCTCGACATGATCACCACCCTGGAGGACGAGTTCCCCTCGGCCAAGATCGGGTTCAGCAGCCACGAGGAGGGCTACTCAGCGACTCTCGCGGCAGTAGCTCTCGGAGCGCAGTTCGTCGAGCGACACTTCACCCTGGACAAGGAGATGTGGGGCTCGGACCAGGCGATGTCTCTCGACCCTCCCGAGATGAAGGAGATGGTTGAAAGGGTCAGGTACGTTGAAAAGGCGTGTGGAGATGGGACAAAACGTGTGTACGACTCTGAAAAGCCTATGATGGAGAAGCTCAGGAGGGTCTATGCCGCCCAACCGGTTGCGTAACAACGAGGTTGACCTGCTGAACTCTCCCGGCGAGCTTGCGTTGAAGCGCATGGGGGAGCAGGTCGATTGGGCCGTAGATCAACTCAAGAAGCCCGAAAGGCTTCGGCCGGCAACGAAGTGGCTCCATGACAAGGGGCTCACTCTAAAGGACATTCCCAATGCCCATTGAACCGGTAAAAGATTACGGCATATCGCTTCGTGAACGTGAGAGGATACTCGAAGCTCTGTCGGTGGCTGGCGTTGACGTCACGGACTGGGGGCACCGCGACATCGTCGCGCTGATTCGCGATATAGTCCAGTCTGCCGTCAGAGCACAAGTCGTGCCGCCCGATGAGGCAGATAAGTTCTTTGAATACGCTATCTTCCGTCTCTTCCCTGAGGATGGGCGGGTTGATCTACCTTCTCGGGATGCGATTGCGATGGCAGAGGCCATCTGGGGCCAGCCGGACATGGCACGCCGCTTTGAGGAGTTCCTGACGGAGCGCGAGAACGTCATTTTCTCGGACCCGTCGACTCCGTTCCACGCCGACCGGCTCCTGGCGGTGCTCACGACTCTCCAGGAGGGTGGTGACATCCCTGCCGACCTCGGTGCCGTGAACCTGGCCTACCTTGATCAGCTGGAGCGCATTTGGCTCCCAGAGATTGAGAAACAGGTTGTGGAGTCGCTAGATGGGAGCTTTACCAATTTCACCCGTGACCATGAGGTACAGGCTTCAACTCCTGAACAGCGTAAAGACAGGATCTCTACAACTTACGGCGATTGGCTTAACGCAACCGAGCCGGGTGGGGCCATCCAGCGCGAGATGGAGCGCCTGATAGGCGAAGGGCGCTACAAAGACGCTTACGAGTTGGCTCTACGGCAGATCTCAGTAGACCCGACATCCATTCACATGGATGTCTTCGAGGGCGACCTTGACGCCGCAAGGGCAGTTATGAGAGGCCTGAACGCATCGCCCAGTAGGGCTGCGGAGAACCTGATAGCGTCGGTCTTCAGCGTCGGTGAGCGTGACCTACAGGCTCGGCAGGCAGATGAGGCCGAGGACCAGGAGGAGGCGTTCCAGAAGCTTCGTACCGAGGCTCTGAAGAAGTACGACACGGTAGCCACCAATCTAGCCAGGGCGGCGAGACTTCGGGGTGACAAAGAGTTTGACAAGGAGTACGCCGAGGACTTCTTCGCCGAGATGAAAGACCTCTATACAGATCCATCGGCTCTACCTCCCGATCCGTCTGCCTTCATGCACATCTACCATGAAGAGGTGCGTAAAAAGGACCTTGAGGACTTCGGTGAGGAAGAGATCGCAAGGCTTCAGGACCAGGTCAGGGAATTTACCGACTTCCCGGGAGCGAGGGTGACGGTACGTCAGTTGGCAGAGGCGCAGAGCCCACCGATTTCTCTAACCGACGAGCAAGTAGAGATTGGAGCCCGTTCCCTTGTGCAGTACGCCCAAAACTTCCGTCCACGGCTTGGAGAGCGCCCCTTGACAGTTGAGGAGATCATCGGGGATCAGATCAGGGAACTCGCTGAGGGTACACGGGGTGAGGCTGCGATTGCATTTAACGAGGATGTTAGAGAGCAGCGCCGGTTTATAGCAGAACAGCAACAGTTTATAGCAGAACAGCAACAGTTTGAGGCCGACCTTGAGTCACGGTTCGGTCCTCTACCCCCATCCCCTACACAGGAGGACCTGGATAGTTTTCGTACAAGGCTGTCCGAGCCAACTCTGCCAGAGCCAACTCTGCCAGGTGCGCCTCCTCAGGGCATAGATGATATTCAGTTGGATGAAGCAGAACCACCGATTCAACCTCCATCACTACCGTCACTACCGTCACTACCGTTCTCTAACCTCCCGGTCTTTCGAGAGCCCGAGATCCCTCCTGCTGTACGCGAGGGAGTGTTCGCAGAGTTGATCGCGTTGGGTGCGACGGGGCTTGAGGGGCAGGATCCCGGGTTCTCTTCATTCCTGTTCGATAGAACCCCAACCCTCCGAGAGCAGTTCTCTCAAGCGCTGCTCCGGCCGATTGACCCGGATGAGTTCAGGACGCGCTTCGACGACCTTCAGGCGCTTCAGGATCAGATAGGGCTCCCGACCTCCCGGCTCCGTGAGATTGCAGTTGAGGAGTCGAGGCGACCTGCTCCTTCGCCACAAGAGTTCTTCCAGTCGCAACTTGGAGGTCTCCGCGAGGAGTTCCGCGGGTCCCCTCTGGCCCAGATCGGTCGGCAACGCGCCGATGAGCGAGCGTCGGCTGAGGCTGAACGGTCTCGCCTACAGGCCGACCGAGATGCCCAGGTAGCCCAACTAGAGGCAAAGCGGGATACGGCAGAGCGGGAGAGACAGGTTGCTACGACTGAGCGAGACCGGCGACGCAAGCTGAGAGGTCGTGGGATGAACGTGTTCGAGAGGCTCAGAAGGTAATGGGAACGCAGAACGAACGGCTTGAAGAACTATATCGTATACGGGCTGCCAGACGCGAGGCCGCGACTCGTGTCGAGTCTGATTCTCCTCCACAGGTACAGCCTCAGCAGGATGACGGCGGTGGGATTACCGGGTTTTTCAGGAACCTGCTGAGTCGGCGCGGAGATCCGGCGCGGAGAGAGACTGACGTCCTGGGTGCGGTATTTGATATTGGTGACGCCGTTGCAGAGGCGGGCGCAACGGGGTTCCTCGATCTCTTTGAGAGGAGTGGCTTGGGAGGGCTGGGGCGACGTACTCGCCAGATTGGCCCGTCGTTCTTGTTGCCCTCCGGGGAGCAGCCCCGTGTTCGTGATGAGTCCCTTGAGGCGATACGGAACGTGCTCCGAACCGACCCACGTGAGACGGTCGCGACGCTGAGTGGTGAGTTTCGCCAGAGACCTTTGAGTGAACAGCTCGCGCTTGGGCTCTCGATGGACCCATTCGTCGGTTTTGGTGGAGTCAAGGCGGTTGCGAAAGCTGCACCCTTCGTTCGGGGGGCCTTGCGTGGACCGCCGAGCATCGAGGATATACGGCGTATTTCTCGCGCCAGAGTCCCTCTCGCAGCAGAGGAGCCGGTCGTGAAGAAGGTCTTGGCGCTCTTGAGTGAGGTTGACCCTGACGTCAGCGCGATCACCCGAGCTCAGAGGGTAGAGCGTCGCACACGTACTCGTCAGTTTGGTAAGGAGACGCGACTCGCCTCGATCGGGTCCCAGCGTGGAGCGCCGAGCATCGAGGATATGCGGCGTATCACGCAGCAGACTATGGGCGGCGAACTTGAAGCGACCCGGGCTGGCAAGTTCCCGACGAATGCGTTAACCCCTGCCGATATGGAAGATCTCAACGCGATTGTCTACCGGCATGATCCTCGTCAGGCGCTTAACAACCACGATGCGTTCCGCAAGACGTTCCTTGAGAGTCGGGTGCCTGAACCTGCTGATTTGAGACGGCTTGAGGACATCTTTGGCCCCGACGTGGCAAAGGAGCTTATTCGCATCAGCGCCAAGGGTCCGGACGCTTGGGACAAGGCCGTAGACGTGTTGAACGTCCCCAGGTCGATAATGGCGAGTTTCGACCTCTCGGCCCCGCTGCGACAGGGCGTGGTGCTCGCTCCGGGCCATCCCAAGGAGTTCACCAAGGCGTTCGCCGGGATGGTCAAGGCGACGATGAGCGAGAAGAACGCCGTGCTTCTGGACGATTCGATTCGGTTGAACCGAAACTTCGATCTCGCTCAGAAGCACAACCTCTTTTTGGCAGAGCGCGCCGGCGTAGGGGTGAAGGTCACCGCGAGGGAAGAGCAGTTCATGTCGTCCTGGGTGCGGCATATCCCGTTTGTGCGTGTCTCGGAGCGGGCCTACGTGTCGTTCCTCAACAAGTTCCGGCACGATATCTTCTATAAGGTCGCGGAGGACTACCGGGCGGCCGGCCTCGACCCTGAGGATTTCCACAGGGAGCTAGAGTGGTTCGCGAAATACATCAACTGGGCCAGCGGTAGAGGGCCCTTGCCGAAGCAACTCTCGACCAGCGGTGGTGTCGCGAACGCTCTCCTCTTCTCCCCACGGCTCCTAACGGGTCGCGTGATGGCTTTTACCCCCTTGGTCACGCCTGGAGTTCCGTTGTCTGTCCGCAAGATCATTGCGAAAGACCTAATCGCGTTTGTTGGTACAGGTCTGGCTATTACCGCCATAGCTAAAATGGCTGGTGCCGAGACGAATGGAGACCCACTGGATAGTGACTTTGGCAAGATCCGGATCGGCGACAGCCGGATGGACATCTGGGGCGGCCATGTCCAGATTGCACGTTTTGGGGCACAACTCATGACGCGGAAGCGCAAAACGTCAACCGGTAATTTGATAGATCAGCCTCTCACCGAGACTCTTGGACGGTTTCTGACGAGCAAGCTCGCTCCCGGCCCCGGCGCCCTCAAGGACATCGTGACGGGGCGGACGTTCCTCGGCGAGGAGTTGCGGCCCGAGATGCTGACGAATTTTGGAACGTCGAACCAGATTTATCAGAGACTCTTCCCGTTCGCTATCCAGGACCTCGTCGACGCGATAGCGGAGGAGGGGTTCGTCAAGGGCGCGCTCCTCGGTGCCCCCGCGTTCTTCGGGGTGGGCATCCAGACATATAACACGATTGGAGACGTACTCGATGCCGCAACGAAGCGTCACTCGAACCACAGTACCTACGAGGCGTTCAAGGAGTCGACTGATTTCAGTGTCGAGACCCTGGACAAAATTAACAACGATCCCGAGGTGATCAAATTCTCCGACGAGTTTGAACGTGCCCACGGACCAGAGCTGAGTACCGACCAGCAGCTACGAGACCGCGGGAGGCTCTTCCGAACAGAATCTGAGACGCTTCAAGAGACACTCGATCGGCAGATCAGGGCTGGCAGGAGTGGCGAGCGCCTTCGTAAGTCCATCCAGGAGTTCAAGTCGGACCAGGCCAAGCTGTTCCAGCACCTCATGTCTAAGGACCTTGAGCAGTTGCGGCAAGAACGCAGATCGGACGACATCGTGCTGTTGCTGCGCGACCGTTACTGGGGCTCGGAGCTACCGGAGAATGACGAGACGGGCGAACTCGACTTTGCATTCAGGGATCTCAGTAGGGCCGCTATCTTGCTAGAGGCCAAGTCTTTGGGTATCGACCCTGAGCAGGTGACGTCTCGCAACCCCGGGCGGTTTAGGGGATTCCCGATGCTTCAGACCAAGATGCTGGAGTACGAAGATGATATGGAGACACTCCGTCCGTACTGGCAGCTCCCCGAACGTGTAATCCGAGATAAGCGGTTGTTGCACCAGTACCGGATCAGGGACATGATTCCTAGAGATGAGTGGTCGCCCGCGCTTCGTAGGGCAGAAAAGCTCGTGACGAGTGAGCGGCGCAAGTTCCGGCGGCGGAGTCGCCGTATCGACCAGATCTTACTAAAGTGGGGCTACACTGAAAGGCTGGTGCGCTGATGTGCCTCCCAGATAACGGCACCATATTCAAAGAGTGCCATGAGTGGGCACAGCAGATTCTAAAGAAGGACAGGGTGAAGAACGCTGAGGTTCGTGCCCTGATCCACGATAATGGTGCCTGTCTATCTGAAGAACTCAGAAAACTTGACAAGCATACTAGAGGTGTCTTAGTCTTTCGCTAACTGGCTGTAACACGATTTCAAGGTTGAGAGGTCCACGACTCTTCGGGGTTGGCGGCCTTTTTCTTTGGGGCCAGATACGATTACAGGAGGCCAGAGATGACGCAGCAGGAAGGGCAGTTTCCCCAGGAGACTGCGACAGAGTCTTTACTGACAGGGACCGACCCCGTTAGCAGAGACCAGGAAGCTCTCGACCAGGACAAGTCCCTCGGAACGCCGCCCGCCTCTACCGTCAGCCAACAGGACCACGACCGGCAGGCGCAGGAGATAACGCGGCTCCAGGGCGATATCCGCGGTCTACAGAGTATCGTGCAGCGTAGCGAGACGGCGGTTGGCAAGATGCAGTCCGAGAGAGAAGCACTCCAGCTTGAGGAGCGCCTCGCGGGCCTTCCCGAGGAGCAAAGGGCCTTGGGAGGGATCATGGGCGAGATGATGAAGGAGATAGCGGTTCTCAAGAACCAGGCGCCGCCCAACGGCGCAACGGCGCACCGCGACGGTGGTGTGACGGAAGATCGCCGCACCTTCGTAGAGGGTTTTGGCGTCAGCCCGGACGACCCGAGGCTAGACTACACCATCCTCGACTCACCATCAGGTACGGAGCAGACTCGTCAGACGGCCTTTATGGACAGCATCTACAGGATCAAGATGGGGGCCGCAGAGCCTGCGGCTACGCCAGCAGCGCAACCGCCAGCAACGCCGGAAGTCCGGCCTCCGGCACCTGACGAAGCCCCGACAACACGTGGGCTCGTCGCGAGCGAGAACGACCTGGTAGACCAACTAGCAACGGGGAAGCTGACGCCGTCGGAGTTCCGTGAGAAGAAGAGACAGATCGGCTCCACGCTCCCCATCGGATAGGAAAGGACACGATCAATGGCAGTGGGCGTAACGATTTCAACAACCTCTAACCTAACCACGGGGCAGAAGATCATGATCGCGAACGCGGTCTTGGCTTTTGAGCCGGCGGCTCCCAACCCCGACCTGGTCAAGATGGCCCAGCTTCCCGAGGGACATCGCCAGTACAACTCCTCGATTTACGCGAGGCTCGCTACCGCATCAGCTGTGGCAGAGGCGGACGACTACTCGCAGGTCGAGCAGCTTGTGGCGAACCCCATCACGATAGACCCGACGGAGCACGGAGTCCTCGTGACGCTGAGCAAGCGTGCTCGGCGCCGCCAGGGGGACAGCAACGTCGCGGCCGTGGCGGGTGAGCAGATGGGCGGGTCGCTCAGGCGGCGGCAAGACCTCGATGTGATCGCCGTCTACGACACGTTCACCAAGTCGATCGCCGGTGCGGGCACCCCGCTGGACGTGACGTACTTCCGGGGTACAATCGCGTACCTCATCACGGACAACAACACGGCGTATGGGCCAGCTCCGATGCCGGTCCACTCGGCGCTCCATGCGGAGCAGATCTCCGACCTGATCCTCGACCTCACGGACATCTCGGGCACCTCCACCGGGGTAGCGCCTTTCAGTGGCGGCCTCTCGGAGGATCTGGTCAAGAGGTGGTGGAGAGGAAACGACCGTCTCTACGGCACGCCCGTGTTCCACGGAGGGAACATCACGAGGGACTCGAACGACGACTCCAAGGGCGCGATCTTTCACCAGAACGCCATCGTGATGGTGGAAGAGGGAGAGGCAGACCCCACCGAAGAGACGGACAACTCTCATCGGCTGACGGAGTTCGGCCTTTTCAAGAGTTGGGGCGAAGCGCTCCAGATCGACGTCCACGGTGTGGAAGTCTTCAGCGACACACTCGCTACTGTCTAGAGGGGTTCGATGGTCACGACCCAGCAGCGCGATAAGTCCCAGCTGGAGTACCTTGATTCATACGAGGTGCAACAGGAGAAATGGGACAAGTTCGGCCACNNNAACAGGAGAAATGGGACAAGTTCGGCCACGACGACGGTGAGTTGGTACGGCTTTGGGACAGGCTCGAAGAGTCTTGGACTGAGCCTCTGGATGCCTTTATGGCACAGTCAACTTACCTCCGAATGGTCTCGCTGGCCTGCTCGGGTTGCGGCTACACGGACTTCAAAGAAGGACAGGTGGATAAACACATCAGGCAGACGGTCGAGGGTGTGAAGACACACCAAAGGGCCGAGCTCATCATGGTCAACGAGAATGGGAGCATCGGCACTGCTTGCTCCGTCTGTAAGCAGAAGTTCATGGCGAGGCCGCTTCAGAGCGAAAAACACCTGGAGCGGTTCAGCCAACAAGCGGGATCGGTGCATCGAGACGCTCGAGAAGTACGTTTCAAAAGGTACAGCTTGGAACCCACGGGGTCCATCACTGGCATGAATGGTCATCGCCAGGAGACGGTTCCTGAGGATATCCAGGAGGCACGGAGTTTGCAGCCCGCCCCCGGCCGGGGGCGTCGGCGCGGACGAAGAGGTGGGAGACGCAACCGGTGACAACGCTAGTAGCGGAGACAGCGCTGGCTTGGGATCACTTCTTGCCGAAGGAGGTCGATGAGACGCTTGCGAGAGGAATAGAAGCCTTTCGCACCGTCAATTGGCTGAACATTAAGCGGGAGTTGGCCCCGACGCAGAACCAGCACGTAGCGGATGGCGTCGAGCCGCATTGGACGGCGCCGGGTGAAGCTATGTTCTGGCAGCGCACGACGCTACGTCACCGGGGAGACGACGGTAATATTGAAGAAACCCTAACGGAGTGGGAGCCTACAGGCCCCATTTCAGCGGGGAGTGCCGCCGTCATAGCGCGCCACCTGGAGAACGGCATGCGACTCCGTCCCGAAGGGGGCGTTGAGGCGCAAGACGCTGCCGGGCCCCCCGTGGACCAGGTTGTGCCCGAGACCTATACTTGCGTGAGGCACAACGCACCGTACCCGACGTGGAGAGGGTATTTGAAACACTGCAAGGCACGGTACGAGATTCCCGAGCTCCCCCTGCCTATGGATAGGTGGCGGCTCGTGAGGAGCTCGATCTGGTACTGCCGGTGGCACGATACGGCATGGGGGGCTGTCCAGCGCAGGAGCGTGCTGCAACACCAGCGCAGCCACAAGCTCGGGCCCGTGCTGGTTCACGCCACACTCGAGAGCCTTGAAACGGGCAATCAGAAGATACCTAGCGAATCAAGAAACGGAGGAAAGTAGATGTCTTTCCCATACACCAACATGGTTCAACTGACTTGGAACATCGCGTCCCAGTCGGCGACCTTCATAGACCACATGGCGGAGATGACTTCGGAGTTCGAGCTGACAGCAGCAGCCGCTACGGTGCAGACGACCATCGCGTCTGCAACGACCAACTACTGGGCTATCACGCTACAGGACGGTACTGCCGGCAGCGGTACGACCGCAATGTCCAGCGCACTGGGCGGAATCTCGACTGCGCTGACGGCCATCGTTCCCACCGTATTCACCATCTCGGAGGGCACCATCAACGATGGCGATGCCCTGAACTGCACCTTCACCGAGACGGGGACGGCGACGATCATCCCCACTATCGACCTTGAGGGAGTGCGGGGACTGCCAGCCGGAGCGGGGTAAAGCGATTGTCTGACGAGTCAAAGCCGACGAACGGCTACCGAGAAGAGTACGCATGGCGGGGGGTCCCCGATTGGGATTCCCCCCATGTGGCTACCGGTTGCGACCACCCGGTCCTCAGGATCGTGGTTCGAGGACAGCAGGACTACTACTGTTTGCCTGAAGACGGGGGCTGTGGCTGGATGTTCCAAGTTGACGGCGCAATACGCAAGCCTATATCATGGCTACCGGCTGAGGGTTTCTTTGCCCTAGCCTCGTTTGCGAAACGGTTCGGTACGAAGGCGTTGATGGAGGGGCTGATGAGGCCCTTCCCCAGAAGAGACGCCGAGCGGATCGAAGGCAGGCAGACCAGGCAGACAGCTCTTCCAGAGTCCTTGACTGAGGAGAACGTCGCCGCTTTCATTAAGGCGATAGACGCCATTGGCGAAGTCGATATCGCAGAGCTTCGCCAGCTGAGAGAGGCGGGTGACTGGGAGAGTGAGGGGGGTGGACACGGGGACGTGAACCGCTACCTCGAGTCCGGAGGCACGGGGGCTAACCTCGATGCGATTCGGGCGGGGATGAAGGCGGCTGAAGCGCTTGCGGAAGGTACACCACCAGACGATCGACAGCTTGAAGGGGAAGTACCGGAATGAGCGTCTGTTCATTCTCGGCACGGGGCCCTCTCTATTAGAGGCGGACCTCGATAAACTTTCCCGTGAGTTCACCTTTGGCGTGAACTTCATCATGCAGGTGCCGGGGATGTTCGAGCCCACCTTCCTGGGCTCCTCTGAGCAACTCGGCCTCGCGGAAATCCTCCCCCAGATCCCTAACGGCTCCACGCTGAAGTTCATCGCCCACACCTACGACCTCACGATCCACCCGACCTACGAAGAGCACCTCACCGACTGGACATGGCTCTATACCCACCCGGCCCGTTCCGTGGCGTCCGGCGATGTGAACGGTTTCGGTGAGGAACTCGACTGGGTGGGGCAATCCTACTCCACCGTGTTTACCTGCGCTGTCCAACTCGGTATCTGGATGGGTTTCGACCCGATCTACCTCGTGGGCTGCGACAACTCGGGGTCACACCACGCCTACGACGATGAGTCGGTAGCGCTCAAGTACAAGGCGTCGGTTTCTGAAGACGTGCCCGACGAGGAGAGTCGTCATCGTGCTCTCCAGATGGCCGCCTCCGCCTCGGTACGAGTGATGGGAGAGCATGGACGCCGACTGTATGACTTGTCGCCCGTCGGAGGACTGCATATCCCGCGGCAGCTCCTTGGGGATGTCCTATAGTGGATTACTGGAACACCTCTGTGGTTCAACCGGTCGAGGTCGCCGATGAGGTCAGTCGGAATGGGGCATGAGGACTACCGCGACCTTTTCCAGGGCGAGAGGCTCTTCGTCTGTGGGAATGGGCCGTCTTTGGCCCAAGCCTATCCTTTACTACGCGGTGAGCCGTATGTATTCGGGTGTAACTGGCTCAGTCTGTGGCGAGACCTACCGTTCCCGCCGCTGTTTTACGGTCTTACCGAGCCGATGGAAAGGGGGTACGAAGACCGAGTGGCAATGGCCGAGGGTGCCGCCCATCGGTTTATTCTATCGAAGGAGAGGCCTCCCGAAGACCCCAAATGGACTTGGCTGCCCAAATTCCATCCCCATAACCGCGACGAGATGATTCAGGGTAGAGGTCTTAGCTCTGAAGCTCCTTTCAGAACGGGTGCGAATACCCTGTTGAATATCGGGGTACAGTTCGGTGCCTACATGGGGTTCAAGGAGATATATCTTCTTGGTCTGGAGCTACCCGAGTGTGCTGCTCACACGGTTGAACACGTTTATGATCGCGACGCTGACCACCGTTTCTACAAAGACCCGCGGCTCAAACCCCAGTTCGTCCTTGATTTCCTCAACCAGGGCTACGAGCGTGCATGGCGAGACTTGGGGGAGCAGGGCCGAACGCTTGTGAACTGTACCCCCGTTGGTGAGTTCCGCGAGAGGACCCGGATACCGTACCGTCCACTGGAAGAAGTTCTTGAGGGAGGGTGACATGACCGAACTGAAGGACTACTACGACAAACAGTACCGTGAGTTCGGCTCGCTGCACAGCAACACCTTCGTAGATAAGCCCGCGCTCCTCATGCACATTTTGCAGGGCTGGTACGAGGGCAAGACGATCTTGGACTTCGGTTGCGGCATGGGCGAGTTGGCAGGCTGGATGGCGCACGAGGCCGAGAGGGTCGTGGGTGTGGACTACTCAAGGGAGGCGGTTGATCTTGCCTCGCGGCACCAGCTCCCGGGCGCTTCGGGGCTCACCTTTCAGGTAGGCACCGAACACGACCTCCCTGACGGGCCTTTCGGTCTCATAACTTGCATGGGGACGCTTGAGCACACCGATGACCCGGGGGACGTGCTCGGCCGCTTTAAGAGCGTGATGGCTCCGGACGGGATGATGGTTGTGCAGGTCCCCAACTGGCTCAATCCGAGGGGCGATATCTACAACACCTGCCGTGTGCTGATGGGCCTCAGGATGACGCTCGCAGACCGTCACTGGATAAGCCCGCACGACATGGAGACGTGGTGCCGGGATCAGGGGCTCGTGATCGTCAGGCTCGTGGGGGGGCACTACCGGCTCGCGTGGGGAGACCGGATGGTAGAAGACCTGGAAGAGCGGATCCACAAGGGGCTGAGCGAGCTATCTGGCGAGCCCGTGGAGGCGGCTCACCCTGCGTTCAAGCAGTGGCTGGAGCACCGGGCGTCCCTCACGAACCTGAAGCTCAAGACGGTGCCGGCCGCAACGGTAGAGACGCAGTTCACCGATGAGCTCCCGTGGAGCGTGACGGGTGCGTCCGCGGTCTATTTCATCAGGAGACAGGAGGAGACCGTTGAAGTACCTAGTAACGGGCGGTAGCGGGCTCATCGGGCGGTTCCTACTGCCGAAACTCGAAGAGGCGGGACATGAGCCGTTCAACTTCGATCTCCTTGAGGGCTACGACGTGATGGACTTCACCGGGACGCGTGACTTTCTCAGCGCGTGGCGGCCCGACAGGGTGATTCACCTCGCGGCACAGTCGCTGGTGGAGAAGTCGAAGGAGTTCCCCCGCCATGCCCTGGAGATCAACGTCATGGGGACGGTGAACTTGCTTGAGGCGTGTCGGCAGGTGGGGGTTCAAGATGTCCTGACGGCCAGCACGAACCACGTTTACGGTGACGCTCATCCGCCTCATTACGAAACCGCACCGATGAGAGGACGCGACATCTATACTGCGTCCAAGATCTCTGCCGACGTGATCACCCAAGCCTACGCCAGGGTGTACGGGATGAACACGGTCGCGGTGCGCCCGACCAACACGTATGGCCCGAACGACCCGCACGACACACACATTGTGCCGGGCACGATCCTGAGCGTCTTGCGTGGCGACCTGCCGACTATACGCAGTAACGGAAAGCAGGTGAAGTCCTACCTGTACGGGGAAGATTGCGCCGATGCCTTCAGGTTCATATCCGAGAACCTAGAGACGCTCCGCGGGAAGGCCGTGAACGTCGTGGGGTCATCCCCATTCTCATCCCCAGTCTCGGTGATCGAACTCGTTATGAAAATCCTGACCCTGATGGCCGCCCCGGACGGGTTTGTCGTTCTCGATGAGCCCAACGAACTCCATGACGAATATCTTGACGGCGGTGTACTGAATGAGCTTGGATGGGAACCGGAGCACAGCCTCGGGCAGGGGCTGACGAAAACGATAGCGTGGTTTGCCAATGCAGAGCGAGAGCGGGATAAAGCTGTTACGTAACCAGTTCACGGGTGAACGCTGCTGGCTCATCGGGTCGGGGCCGAGCCTGAAGGAACTGGACCTATCCTTGATCAAGGGGGAGTATACGTGCGGAGTGAATGGTACGCATCTCGTTGCAGACCAGATTGGTCTCCCCTTGCCCTACACGTTCTATGGGATGAAAGAAACAAGCGCGTTTCAGCAGTACGGACTAAGCGCTGGCGGCGCTGCTTACAAGTTCGACTGCCTATGGTCCCGGAACCTCATCCCGGACCCCTCCTGGATCAAGATGAGCCGGGTGGCCTCGATGACGTCAGGGACGTTTACCGGCATTCTACCCGACTGCCAAAGTGTTGCTACGGCGCCGGGGATTCTGTATGAACTCCTACAGCCGCTCTACTGGCTTGGCTTCTCCGCGGTCTACATGATAGGGTGCGAAGAGAGTGGGGATGAAAAGGTGGACGGTAGTCGTACCCACGTAAGCCGTCTGGAGGACACAGAACGGGCCGCAGCGGTAGCTCTGAAGCATTTCGTGGCCGACGGGAGGGTACTGAGGAACCTCACGCCCTCTACGGCCCTCCAGGCGATCCCTCGGGGAGACTATGAAGGAACAGTTCGCAAACCTCAAGAGTAACTACAGCTGCGGGTAAGAAGATTGTGGACTGCATCCCTGGTGGACGACTCAGCTTGGAGGGCGTGATAGACTTTCAACCATTACAGGAGGTTCTCAATGCCAGTACATGTACAGCGAAAGGCAAAGCGAGCGGCGAAGAAGCGGGTCAAGACTAGGAAGAAAGTAATATCTAAGACTCCTCCAGTAGGTCGCGCACAATTGTCTCTTGGGTCGCGTCGGCCAGCACCGGTAGTCGCTGCTAGAGCAGGTTTAGGTAGGGATATAGTACCCAGGGAAGTGGTGGCTCCACCAAGATCTGCACCAGCAAGACCTGCACGAGCAAGAGCTGCACCAGCAAGCCTCGTCATCCCACGACGGGCCAAAGCTATACCAGCACCAGCAAGACCAGCACTCTTGCCAGCCCCTGGAAGAAGGGCGCCTCCACCAAGATCTACACCAGAAAGACCAGCAAGACCTGCACCAGCAAGAGCTGCACCAGCAAGAGCTGCATCTCGGCGAGTGGCAGCAAGACTTACACCAGCACAGGAGCGGAGCCTCGGACCTTTTTATAAAAAAGAGCGCAGTCGGTCCAAGAAGCGAAAGAAGTAGGTCATGCCGCTCGCGAAGGGCAAGTCCAAGAAAACGATCTCAAAGAACATCCGCGAGCTTCGTGCTTCGGGTAGGCCACAGAAATAAGCTTGGGGAGGTGCTCCGTGCGACCGCTTGACGAGGACGAACGCGCTCAAACTGAGGCTGTCCTGAGCTTACGCAACACCCAGAGCGGACGGCTGTTCGTGTTGGGGACGGGACCATCGCTTCATAGCGTATCCCGGGCTCAGTTGGGCAAGTTAGGCAAGGAGCAGACCTGGGGGATCAACCGTATCCACTGGTGGGACGGGCTGCCATTTGAAACGACCTACCTGACGATTGCCGAGAGCGACCACTGTAGCA